GGGGGGGGGGGGAGTACCCCAAAAATAATTTGAGAAAATTTTCAGAAAAATAAAGTATTTTTCCTGAAATGTTCGTATTGAAAACGAAAAATGAGTTGTTGTATGAAATCAAATAAAAATTGATTTAAATGTTCGATATATATATAAATCATACGATGAATGCCGTACAAAATACAGATGGTCTACAATATTTAGGCGATATTGTTAAGGAAACGATTGATTTAGTATTGACCGATCCTCCCTACATCACGTCGCGAAAATCAGGCATGGACGAACACGCCAAACTCGTAAAAGAACTAGAAGCAACAAATACAAATGCCAAAGAGGAAACAGATTGGGATGCCTTGAAAACAGAAGAAGAGTGGAATAGTTGGATGATGAAACATAACATTCAAGAAAAAGATCGTGAAAAAAAACTAGATAGTCTTAAGAAAAATTATTTGAAATATGGATCTATATATGGAAAGAAATACGCGGTTGTCACGAATTATGGAGATTGGGATAGCGAGTTTACCATGAAAGATTTAAAGGTATTTATAGACCACTATTTCCGTGTTTTGAAAAACGGAGGAACCATGATCATGTTCTTTGATTTGTGGAAAATTACAGACTTGAAAGAAATGATGGAAGACGCTGGCTTTAAACAAATCCGTTTTATTGAGTGGATCAAAACAAATCCACAGCCCCTCAATAGTTCCACCAATTACTTGACAAATTGTCGTGAAATCGCCCTTGTAGGAATTAAGAAATCCAAACCGACGTTTCATAGTAAATACGACAATGCCATTTACGAATTCCCACTACAAGGGGGAAAAAACCGGTTTCATCCTACTCAAAAAAGTCTGCGTTTGTTTGAAGAATTGATAAAAAAACATTCCAACGAAGGAGACGTTGTACTTGATACCTTTCTGGGATCAGGTACAACCGCAGTTGCAGCAAAAAATATGAATAGGAACTATATGGGATGTGAGATTTCAAAAGAGTATTATGATAAATTGATACAGTTGTTGGAATAGATTTGTTATATGATTAAAGTGAATAGATAATACATTATTATTCATTTGTTTCTTCGTTTGTTTGTGGATATATTTTAGTAGCAAGATCTTTAATTTGGGTTGCCGTAACATTTGCTCCAGGGCGGGAATCTCTCCTTGGAGTCTCGCTGTTATATTGTTCCCTTAGTTTCGGGATTAAACATTCCAATACCTTATCACAAGTCATTTTATATATTTCAACAATAGTCCCCTCACTATATCTAGCATAGTAATGATTTTTGTATTTTCCAATTTTATCATTTCTTAAATAATATTCTTGTTCTTCCCAAGTGGGTTGAGCGGATATTCCATTATACGTTGCGTTTATATTTTTCTGAGTTGTTGACTTATATTCACAAGGGCCGTCTTCATCTATTGCATCTGCACCGGTAAAATATGGTGCTATACTATGACCAAGTGTATTTGCCATATGAATTTCACGAGCACGAGAATAATTGAATGGATCACCCCAACCCATTTCATGACACAATGTATACATTCGATCAAATAGAGAAGAAAATTCTTGTATTGCGTTCATTGAAGCATCGTTTGCATTTGTTTCCGCCATTATACAAGATACTATGTTATAATCTTTATATCCAAATTATAAACAATATAGCGTATGGGTGTAAAGTCTTAATCTACGTGGCGTTTCTTCGTTTGCAACAACGTATCTAATTCAGGAGTTGCAAAGTTATATTTACCGTATTTATGATGATCTGCGTGATGAATGCTGTTTTTCAAAAAGACATAACCAGAATGATCGTTTACCACATGAATCGTTGCAAACACAAACCAAAGTTGCGCCCCTATCCAATGTAATTTCAATATCAACGGGGGAAGTAAAAAAACAGGCAAATTACAGAAAACAAACTCATAAATGGTGGTATACGATGCAGCAAGAGCACATGGCACCACCCACTCGTGATGTTTTTTGTGAACGTTTGTGTATAACGCACCAATATGACAAATACGATGGGTTATATAGAAAACAACATCCGATACATAAGGGCAAATAAACAGTTTAAATGTATTACTTTTTGTGAATAAAGATGACAACTGTGTCTCTATTTGATAATATTTCCAAAGAGGTATCATGGCGTATAATATAAACGGGGTAATGGATTGAATGGATACCACGTGTTTCGCCGTTTTTTGATACAGAGACCAATCAATGATCTCTCCACCGGGAATTCTATAACGAGGTGCTAAAAAAACATCCAATAAAAACCAGAATCCGGATAATCCCCAATAAGTTAAACCCGAACAAAGGAAAGGGAGCAAGACAAATGTTTGAATATCGTTCATATACTATAAATAATATTCAAAAAAGTTTAAATTATAATAAGGTTATAATTTAAAATAGAGCATCTATATAATGCACTTTATACAATATATTTACATATGTATTCTTGTATACATTATTTTGTCTTTTTATGAATGGTTTCTCCACAAACATCTTATGCATACGCACAATATAGAGAAACATTTGGATCATCATTTGTATGTGAATGATGATATGAGTATACGAGATCATCATGGTATGAGTTTCGAAATAAAACATAGTGTTGTATTAATAATCCTAATAAGTGTCTCGTTTTATTTTGTTTTGAAAATGTGTTCCTTATATGTGAACTATTCACACCTCCTTTTGTTATCGATTTTTATTATGTTCATCTATAAAACATTATGGGATTATTTGCATTATAAAGTTCATCAACAAGAACCCCATAATAAAATATATGAAACGCTCCTGCCAAATTCCTACATACATTGGGCTTATAATAATCATATTATGCATCATAAAGTGAAAGGCGATAAAAAGGGGAATTATAATATTATTTTACCTTTATTTGACCACATTATGGGAACTTATAATAGTCCAGAGGAAATAAAACATTAAAGTTTCGTACATAAATGATTATGACTTTCAAATTCAAAAGACAAATCACATCTTGAAGTTGAAGTCAAAAGATATACAAATAGAATATAAAGATTAATGTTGAAAATCAATTAACTTCAACATGAATCAAGCATACCGTATCATTCCCCTTCAACAATTCACACCAAATACAATAATACGATTTCATAGATTGCCTTATTTTACAATAAATAGAATGGATTATTCACCACCCATGATAACTTCTTGCAACGAGCGCCCATGGAATATGGACCCATACAAAGAAGTGAATATACTTCCATTACGTGGATATCAAAATATGGAATTGTATTACCCCTCAAGACAATTCAATCTACACTTTGTTTTGAAGCCTCAAGAATGTAAATTGAATGGAGAAATATTATGCGATGAACCGTATTTGTTTGAAATAAAGCCAGGTGTATTTTACCGTGCTTATACCGGAAATCAGACATCCATGATGAAATTTCCATCGAAGGTAGATATACGTACAAAGAAACCCAGCAATCCAGATCATACACAAAAACCTTGTGAAACCAAACAGGCTCAAAAAGACCGGCTATCTCGTGGCTATTTGTAGATTACTGGGAATGAGGTCGTTTTATCACTGGAATGTCTTCGTGTTGAACCAAAGTGAAATCGTCTTCTTTTGGTTCTTGAAGTAACTTTTTTATTTTTTCAACTTCTTGTTTTCGCTTTTGTTTTATATAATACAATTGTGATGATTTTTCGCTAAGATAAATACAATAATTGGTATATTCGGGAGTAGTCATATGTATTCTTTTCTACTATTTTAAAATTCTATAATAAACAAAAATTGAATTACATTGAATGGATATTTATCCAATATAATTCACCCATGTCAACTTGTATTCCTTATGTTAAACGGGATTCAGAAGGAACTTTAAAAAACATAACTGGATCAAAATTCGATCATTATTATTTCAAAATTGTTCCCATAAATGACATTGGTAGAGAATTAATGGAACATTATGAAATTCTTATACCAAATAGTCCATTTCAAAATCTGTTTTGTGGACATAATTATAGAAAATGTTTAAAAAAAAAGGATCCTACTGATGCAGAATGGTCGAACGTGATAAAACATACCAAAACAAACTTCCAACGTGTTTCAGCCATAGATTGGACCATAAGTAATAAAAATGGGTATATTTATTCCTATAAATTCAAAACATTGTTATATAATTGCGATCACTATCATAGTATAAGACTTGTATATAAATCATTATTTCGTGCTATTATTAAATTTGTATGTACGTTGTATAATATTCGCAATCGTAAAAAAGGAATCCATCTTTTCTTCCTAGGCACAATTGATTCTCAAAGTCCATTATCTCGTTTTCGGCATTCGGTTCATAGTCCCATCACAACTCGTATTGTTTCCTATTTGTGTAGTCATAAAGAAAAAACAACTCATTCATCGTTGTTGTCTAATTCTTCAAGTATACAACTTACAATTTGACGGACTAAGAGGTTCTCTATGGAAATCCTATTAACTAGAAACGCAGTTGTCATGTTTATTCACAAAAGGAAATATTTATAATTATATTTAAACGAACTCTTTGTTTATTTATAATATACTTAATAAATAAATGACAAGACGTAATAAATTAAATAAATATAAAAGAAAGAATAAAACGCAAAAATATCGTAAAAAAAATAAACAATTTGGTGGTGCTTATCGTGGCGAAGAAGAAGAGAACCAAGAAATGTATTCAAAAGAAATGTATTCAAGATATAGATCATTATTTGATACAATTCATGATTTCAAAACATTAATGAGTGATGTCGTTCATTATTCAAGAAATGAAGATCGTGAAAGTCTCCATAGACTTATTTTTACGATTATGCTAAGAAATTGTTTTCAATCATATGATACCGTGCCGGACCGCCTTAAATATATTTCTAACAGATGTGGACAATTATGTTCTAGAATGTTAAAAGTTCCATCTTGTAATCCTGATTTAGAAAACAACTTTTTGAACGGAAATTATAATGAAAATATAATTGATCTTTCGTTAAATAATTTAGATGATATATATAGTTCTTTAAATACCGAAGGCTGGATGGGCGCGGAAGGTAAAGTAAACTTAATCGTTGATACTCAAAAACAGTTCTTCAAATATTTATTGGATGAACCAGAAAAGCCAGGAGATAAATGGCGATATATATTGACAAGAGAATCCGTATTTGACCCCGCTGGAAAATTAAACTATATGACGCATGGAGACGCGATTGAAAAACGATTTGGAAATGAGTATTATTATGAAACTACTCCACATATTCGAACATATACCCCTAGTCAAGTTGAAGGTATGTACAATATAGAACTAACCCCCATTTTTTTTAATGGGGATATAGATAGTTCAAGACCTTATATTGGTTATAGACTTGAAAATAATGTATCAGGTTCGGATGAATCCACGAAAACAATTCGTGCAATTCTAAATTCTACGGTTAAACATCCAAATTCTATTTCTAATGTAAAGAAATCTATACTTAAAGCTCAGAAAGATCTAGCTCAGAACAATAAAATTACAAGTTCACTATTTTCGAATAGTACACTGGACAAGCCAGAAGATTATTATAAGGAGATATATGGTAAACCAGAAAATCT